GTCCATATCAATTTCAAATAATATTACTTCCCCAGAAATACCATAACTTTGCGCTTCGGTCCTTGGCAAAAGCTCGCGTGCAGCTCCTAACGCCCTCCGGACCGATAAATTTTTTAAACTTAGTAGTATGATTGGTTAAGTTGTTAACACGTTTGGGAGTACCCTTTAGCCAGCTTGGCATTTCTCTAAACTCCTTGCGGAATTCAACAATACGATCCAAAATGTCCTGTTCTTTAACTCCAGTTAGTACCATTTTGAGTACTTCACTTAAAAACTCCTGCATAAATGCTGGTGTGTCACTACGCTTTAAGTCCAATCCCATTGCTTTAATTTTACCAGGCTTGCCGTCTACATCCATACGATTGCCTTCATCATCAATAACAAGAATTGCATAACGCTTCTTCTTGATAAAGATTCCAGCTTCGCCTACAATCTCTCTGCCAGTTACAATAATCTCACCAAGATCTTGTGGAGCATGAAACGCTTCATTCATATACTGTGGGAAAGTTGCGTTAACTTCTTCTGCTACTGCATCATAATATGCAATAACTGTATCTTTATCCCAACTAATCTCATTGTTATCAATTTGATCTTTGAGTGTTGTATATGCGCTAAAGTAAGTAGAGTCAGTATCACCATAAACAATACTCTCGCCTAAGTGATCATATGTTCCTGCAATTACTTTGTTAAGTTGGGCCGCCATGTGCCTAGCAATGCATCTACCTGTTAGTGTTGTTGATTGTCCTAGGCGGGGATCATTAAATCGACTGCCTGGATTAAGTAACGCACCATACAAACTGTTTAGGTTAATCTTCTTAACCAACTGTCGCTTATCCCAATAGTCAAACTTATCTCCACCTTCTTCGCGAGCATCTCTTGCTTTGCCTTGTAACACTTTACGTTCAGCATACCAACGTTCTAATAGTCCAGGAATAACACCTTTTTTCTCGTAAGTAAAGATAGTTCCGTTAGCACTAATAATCCAAGGTTGTCCACTATCAAAGATAAGTTCGTGTATCTGTGCACCAGTTAAATCATAACTTTGTCCATCTTCAAAATCGAGATGTAGCATTACCTTTTTATCTTTTGCCATTACAAGTTCATATTCTTCAGTAGCGAACTTGCCCTCCCAAAACTTTGGAACAGGACCGTCTTTGTATTTTGCAAAACTTTTCTCAATACCATCTGCTGTAAAAATATGTCGCACTTGCCCAACAATAGTTTCAGTACTCATATTGCCTGCACGTAAAATACTAGGATAAAGTGAGTTAAGGTCAACACTGCCAATATCACGATGTACACCCTTTTTAGGGTTTGCTACATACGCACCAGCCGCCGCTACACTGCGCTCATAACCTTTCTGAAAGTTACGATCGCCACGCTTTTTATCTGGAACAATAAGTCCAATGCTGTGTGCGTGGTTAACAATAGCCATGTCTGTTTGTGCAACCGCACCCATTGTTGTTTGTAGAAGCACTGTGTTAGAGTGTGCTAGTACGTTTGCTAAATCAATAAACTGTAGTTTAGCATCTAGTCTTACAAGCAATTCAACGTCTTGTCTGTTATATTCAATAAACGTTTCATAATCATGATTGTATAATTGATCTAGCGTACCTTCATATTCAGTTTTCTTTTCGCCAAGCTCATATTCAGCAATAGCGTTTAGTGCATAACTGTGCATCTCATGGTATGTATACTTGCGATATAATTCCAAGTAATCCAAATGCACACGGCCCATTAGTTCAAATGTTTCGCTTTCTTTGCCGTACTTTGTAACCATCTTACTTTTGGGAAGTTGATCCCACAAACACCAGCCGCGATTGTGACTTTTACTCAATACACGGCTAATACGATTAACCATGTATGGAATATCAAAGCCTTCACTGTTCCAACCACTTAATACATCAGCATCACCAATCAATGCCAAGAACGCTTCAAGTAGTTCTTCCTCAGTATCAAATAGTAGTGTGTCAGGAAATCTATCACAAATTTCCTGTGCTTTTTCCTTTGTAAGTGTATCTGGTTTAATAGTTAAGCAGAATGTACGTTTTAGATGACTCAAGTGTAATGCAACCGCTGTAACTGCATTAAACGGATCTTCAGGAGGGGCAAATCCAAATTCTTTGTTAAAGTCAACTTCGATATCGAAAAAACACACGTTAAGCTCTGGTGCTTCAGCATCGATATAATTGTCAGCTAGACAACGGAATACTGGATTAATATCACTTTCAAAAAGTGTTTTTCCTGAATAAGCTTTCTTCTCAGCCGCAAACTTTCTACCACTGTTAGACACTACACGCTCTAACTTGTCGCCAAAGATACTTGTAAACTTACCACGATTGTCTGGATAGTAAAATGTATATTTCGCAGGGTATTGTTTATATATTCTCTCGCCGTTAATACGTTCTACTAAGTGTATTTTATCTTCACTGCGATCAATATAGGCGTCAATATAACTCAAATTTTGCGTCCTGTTGCGTCCAAGATACTTTCTAGTTCATCAAAGTCTTCACGTTCTTTATCAAACTCAGCTTTGTATGCAATACGAATTGCTTTGTTTAGTACTGCTGGTTTAATATTCATTTCTTCTGCTACTGCTTTCACAGTATCACGCAACCCTTCTTTTAGGGTGTTTACTTCTTCAGTAACTTGAATGCCTTCTTGTACGATACGTTTCAGCTTATTACTGTCTTGCTCAGAAAATACTGTCATAGT